CTCGCGCTTGGGCCTCACCAACAGCTTGCGCGCCTGCGCGATGCGCTGGTTCATCTCGGCCTTTGTGACGCCTGCGCCGGCTGCGCGTGCAATCTTGCTCGCATAGCCGCTGCGGGCCAGGCCGTCCTCGACGTGCGCGACCAGATCAACAATCTCGTTGAACAGCGAGGCCCGGACGGCCGGGTCGTCGGCAGCATCTACGCCGCCGGCGCGCAAGATCTCCTGCAACTCCAACTCGATCAGATCATCGCCAGCGCGGCGGATCGCATCGAAGCGCCCAGCTGCGCCTGCACCCATTTGCGCCGTCCACTCGGCCGCGTCGATCTTCGAGGCCGCGATCTGCTGGACCAGCCACGCGCGCTGCGCCTCGTCGGGCAGGATGCGCGCGATGATGTTCTTGCGCTCGATCGGCTCGCTGCGCTCCAGCTCCGCGAAGGACTCAGCACCCAGGATGTGCAAGACCTCGTCGCGCGCTGCCTGCTGCTCAGCGCCCAGCGGCAGCGTCAGAATCTTCACCACCAGGCCGCGCTCTGCCAGCTGTCGTCCGACGCGCCGTGCGGCCCAGTTGCCGCTGCCTGACAGCTCGTTGTCGAACAGTACCTCAACGCGCCGGATCTTGTTCTCGCGCGCCTTCTGCGTGAAGCGCTCGAGATCAGTGGCGTTGAAGCTTATCGTCACCGGCGAGACCACCGGGACGCCCAGGCTAGACAGCGCAACTGCATCGGCCACACCCTCGGCCACCACCACCGAGTCCGCGGTGCTCATCACCGGCTCGTTGTAGAGGTGGTTGTTCGTGACGCGCTCGCTGATGTATGGGCGCGTCTCGCTGTGCACGCTCAGCTTGTGGTACTTCGGCGGGCGCGCGCCGTTGTCTAGCGGTGGCGTCCAGGGCGTTGCGCGGCCGATCAAGTAGACGGCGCGCCCGTGGACGAGGTAGGGGAAGGTCACGCGGCCCTCGAATCGCGTGCGCCAGCGGCCGTCATTCTGAAACCATCCCAGGCCGCTGGCCTTGAAGGCGTCGCGCGATGCCTGCTGCTGGGACTCGAGCACCAGCGCCGGTAACAGCGGGCTGGACATGAATCCGATTCCGTAGGCCTCGACCGTCGCCAGGTCGAAGCCCCACTTCTCCTGCACCCAGGCCAGCACTTGGGGCGTGTTCAGCAGGTGCTGGTGCGCCAGCATCGAGAACAGGTGCACGACGTCGAGCCCGCCATCGCTGCTGATGCGGTTCTCGTCGAAAGGAATGCCGTACTGCTGGCAGAGCCAGAGGACCGCCTGGGAGTGCAGGCTGCTGCCGCCCTGCGTTCCGCCGTGGCTCGGCGCGCGGCCGCCGCTGAGCACGTACTCGACCAGCTGGATCAGGTCGCCGCGTACGCCCGCGTGCTGGCAGGCCTTGCAGTTCCACCGCCCCGTGTGGAGGTTGATCTGGAGGGACTCACCGCTTGTCGACTCGTGGCAAAGCGGCTTGCAGTAGGCCTCGCTTCCAATCCTGCGCGCTTCAACGAGGCCTAGTCGTCGTATCAGGTCTGACGCATCTAGGTGTGGACGAAGCTGGTCATAGATCGACGGGCGGCGCGGCAGGCTCATCCTGGCGGAATCCCCTGGTCCCCCCTGCTCCCTGGTCGACGAGCCGACCAGCCTGGGGGGCTGCAGGTCAGCGCGGCAGCAGCCAGGTCAGTGGCATGGCGTCCCTGGTCCTGGCTGCTGCAGCGCGTTCTAACGAAGTTGCGAGCCCCGCGCGAGCCTTCCTAGCTGACGTCTCCCCCAGATGGCCCAGAAATGGGTTGTGCACAGGTTGTCCCCAGGGAAGACGCAAGCGCCGCGCGCGGCTGCCAGCCGTGGACGAGGAAGGATCCGAAAGTCTGGCGCGTCGCGCTCTTGCGCTCCTGCGCGAAGTGTCGCAGGCCAGAGCGGTCGCCCAGGATGATGAGCGCCTCGGCCGCACGGCTGCAGCCGGTGTAGAGCAGGTTGCGGTCGTGCATGTTCCAGTGGCTGCTGCTGGCGACCAGCAGAACGAAGGGCCACTCGCTGCCTTGCGCCTTGTGGATCGTCATCGCGTAGGCGACCTCGACGTTGTTGCGCTTGTCGCCAGGGATCTCGACCTCACGCCCGTCTTCGGTATAGAGGTGCATGCTGCCCTTCGCGCCGAAGCCGGTCACGATTGCCTGCGTGCCGTTGAACAGGTCCAGCTGGTAGTCATTCTTCGTCCAGATAATCCTGTCACCGACCAGCGGCTTCGGCCGCTCGCCATCCTTCACCAGCTCGGGCACCGGGTTGCCCAGCAGCCGCTGCCGCAGCTTTTGCAGCTCGACGTTCAGCGCATAGGTGCCCAGCTGGCCCTTGCGCTGCGGGGCCAGAACCTGAATGTCCCAGGCAAAGTCCAGCAGGCGGCCGAATGGCGCCAGCGGCTCGGCAGCAGTAGCGAGGGCCTCGATTAGCTGCGCAGCGACGCTCGCGGCCGCCTCTTCGCTGCCCTTCTCGGTCGGCTCGATTCCCCAGACCTCGTTGTTCGTCGCGACCACCACGCCGTCCAAGATCGCCGTGGTGTTGCGGGCCAGGTCGCCAGCCTGGCGCACAATCTCACGCAGGACATGGATTGCCGGGCTGCTGGCCGTAAGCAGGTCGCGCAGGATCGCGCCGGGACTCACGCTCGGGATCTGGTGGTGGTCGCCCACCATCAGCAGACGACAGCCCTTCGGCAGCGCCAGCAGCAGCGAGCGCATGAGCTTGATGTCCACCATGGAAACCTCGTCGACGATGACCAGATCAACGTCGAGCGGGTTCTCAGGCCCGCGCAGAAACCGGAAGCGACCGGTCATCTCGTCGTAGCTCGGCTCGAGCAGGCGGTGAATCGTCTTGGCCGGGCGCTGCGTCGCGTGCGACAGCTTGCGCGCAGCCTTGCCGGTGGGGGCGCACAGCTCGACCTGCAGCAGGTTCTCCTCGGAGATCTCACAGACGGCGTTCATGGTGTAGGTCTTGCCCACCCCAGCGCCGCCAGTAATGACCGAGAACAGGTGCGTGACGAAGCCCCAGACCGCCTTGGCCTGGTCCTTGTTCAGCGTCTGCAGAACCGCCTGCGCGCGCGGCCCGTCGAACTTCAGCGCGCCAGTCTCCAGCGCCTCGAGATTGGCCTGCAGCCCCGCCAACAGTCGGCGGAAGACGTCGAACTCGGCCTCCGCCATGCGCGCGTCCGCGACGACCTCATCGCCATTGGGCGCGATGTCGACGTGCACTAGGCCGCTGGCGATCAGCTGCTCGAGGCTGTCCTTGATCCGGTCCTCGCCGTCGAGCGTGTCGGGGCGTAGCTCAAGGATGGCGGCGCCGATCAGGCCCTCGCGCGTCGTCCATGTATCGCCGCTGCCGCCCATCTGGTCCAGGCAGTAGGCGACGCCCGCGGCCAGGCGGCCGGGGTCGTTGGCAGCAACGCCCATCTGGCGCGCAACTGCGTCGACCGTGCGGAAGCCGAACCGCGGGATCTTGCCGATCAGCATGTAAGGGTCGCGCTTCACCATGGCCGGCGCGTTTTCCCCAAAGACGTGCATGATGGTCTGGGCCTGCGCGTTGCTCCAGCCCTGGTCGCAGAGCAGCGCCAGCGCGTCGAAGTAGCTGCGCTTGCTGTTCCAGACCTGCGCAGCGTTCTGCACGATCTCGAGCGGGCAGCCAGCGGCCTCCGCGATCTGGGCGGTGTAGGTTGCCAGCGCGTTCGCGATGTCCCCGTCCGCGCCCAGGCGCAGCGCAGCCTCAACCACCCGGCGTGCGCGCGCGGGCCCAAGCCCCTTGAAGCGACTGTCGCTGGCGAGCAGGTGCGCCAACGCCTCGGGGCTGTCGTCCATCTTGACGCGCCCCGTCTCGGCGTTGAACTGCCGACCAAAGCGCTCGTGCACGCCCCAGGCGCCCGTGATCTCGAGCTTGTCGCCGACCTGGGCGACGCACTTCCCGCTGAACCGGACCTCGGCTGCGCCGTCCTCGGGCGCCAGGACCCCGGCCATGAAGCAGGTGTCAGAATTGGAAAAAAAGACGCGGCGCACGGTGCCGCGGATCGTCTCAGTCTGCATTTCTTTCCTAGGCCGCCCGGGTGGCTTTGCCGGCTGTTGCCGGCGCCCGGTGCAGGGCCAGGGGACCTTACCCTAGGAATCCGCTACAGGACGGGTTCTGCCTGGGATTCAGCCTGAGGCCGCGGGAGAGCCCTAAGCTTCTTGTCGGCCATGCGCAGCAGCGCGCCGGCCAGCAGCTGCGCCTCGGCACGGCTGCCAGCCAGGTAGACCGGGACCGCCTGGCAGATGGAGATCTCGGCCACGAAGCCGAGCACGACCTCAGGGTGCACCTGGCTCTTGTAGCTGTGCGCCATGATCTCGCGCACGCCCGCCTCGACGACCACGCAGCGGAAGTCGTAGCCACGCAGGAGCTCCAGCTCGCGGTAGAAGCGCTGGCGCTCGCGGATGACAGTTCCAACCAGGTCATCCAGGCTCTTGCGCTCGATCGCAACGCGCTGCTCGAGACCGACCAACGAGTAGTCGCCAGCCGCCAGCTTGCCGCGCACGGTTGTCACGGGCTGGCCCTCGAACGTCCACGGCGCCTGCTCGCGCGTGTCGACCACGATGCGCATGCGGGCAGGGTATCAATGAGGGCGCCCGCGACGCCATGGCAAGCGTCGCGGGCGCTGATGTCGCGGTCACGTTTTGCCCGGGGCCACCAAGGAGCGGAAACCCCTAGACACCGCCCAGCCTAGAAAGGCGTGGGCTCGACTGCCATCGGATCGTCCGCATCCCCACCCGCCGGGGCGTAGGGCATGGCGGGTGTGTCGCTAAATCCGCGCAGCGGCGTAGGCGCCCGTGGCGCCGCCGGTGCGGCCGGTGCCTGCATCGGAGGCACAGGCGCAGGCAGAGGCGCAAGCCCGCTGACTGCAGGGGGCGTGCGCGCAGCCTGCGGCGGCATCGGGCGCGTAGCCGGCGGCTGGACGGGCGGCCCGGCAGGCACGACGGCCGGAGGCGCACCGACCACAGCGGGCTGGAGCGGCGGCTGGACTGCAGGCGTCGGCATGGGGGGGGGAGCAGGCGCCTGGCCGCCGCGCGCGCCGCCAGCGATGGCCCTAGTGCCGCCCTGGAACCGCTGCTTCAGGCTCGCTAGCAGCGACTGGTCCACTGGCGAGAAGCCGCCAGCGCGCGGCTCGTCCGCGTCCGGGTTGACCCAGTTTGCCCGCCAGCGCACCTTGCCCTCGTAGGTTTCCTGATCGACGTCGAGGTGCACGAAGACGCTCGGCGGCGGACCAGCCAGCTTGTCCCAGTCGCCGTCCCAGAGCTTGCACGCCTGCAGGTTGGCGACGCTGGCGTCGTTCAGGCTGCCGTCCTTCTTCACGACCCAGACCCTGGCCTCGGTGTAGAAACCGGGAGGGTAGTCCTGGCTCCACTGCTTCTCGTTCGGGTGCCAGCGGTGAACGATTCCGAAGCGAATGGCAATGGCCACCGCCTGTGACGGCTGGCCCCTCTCGTCCTTGCTGGTGCTGCGCTCGATCGTCCACTGCAGCGGGAAGCCTCTGTAGATGGCCTTCTCGCTGACAGGTGTTTGCATGTACTCTTCGATGCTAGTCATAGTCTGTTTGTCGGCTCGATGTGACTTAGGTTGCTGGCAGGTTAGATAATCTCCAGCGCGCGCCAGATGGCGCCGGGATCGTTCAGGTCGTAGGCCATAGTGACGGCCTTGCTTCTGGTCTTGGCAATGTGCGTCGGCTGCTCGGTGGTGTAGATCGTCCGCGTCCCGCTGCCCTGGGCCTTGTTGCTTCCCTCAGGCACGAAGACGTCGTAGCCGATGAACAGCACCTGCTCGGCCCAGTTCTTGATGCGGTTGCGGATGTTGGCGTCGCCCTTCTTGTCGCCCGGGTAGAGCGCGGGCTGCCACTGCAGGAAGTCGTCGCCAGCAGGGTGCGGGACGACAGCTGCCACGACGTGGCAGACCAGGCAGACGATGAGGCCCTTGGCGTTCAGCCGGTCGAGGTCTGCCAGGAGCCCGTTGAACTCCTCGTAGACGAACTTCCAGCCTTTGCCCCAGCCATAGCCCTCGATCGAATCAACCACGTTGCCCTTCTCGGTGCGCCGGGTCTCGATCACGTACTCGCGCGCGAACTCCTCGGCCACAGACGCTGTGTCGATGACCACGCTGCGCACGCCCTTCGGGGGCGACGCCTCGATCGCTGCCAGCTTGCCGCGCAGGGTTGGCCAGTCGCCAACGTACTCACGCGTGACCGGCAGCTTCTTGGTGCTTTTCTCGGTGTCGAGGAACAGCGCCCCAGGCAGCCAGGCCGCCAGGGTGCTCTTTCCAATGCCGCCCGTGCCGAAGATGACGATCCGATCCGGCGCCGTGTCCAGTCCTGACGACAGGTTGAGCGGGATGGCGATGGGAATCGTTCTGGCCGGGCTTCGCTTCTGTGGCTGCTGCGCGCCTCCCTTGGCCGGTGCAGCAGGTGCGGGCGGTGCCGCAGGTCGCGTTGTCACGTTCGTATCCTTTCAGGTTTCAGTCAGCCAGCTCGGGATGCTTGTGCTCCCGCTGGCGGTAGCCGGGCGGGATAGGCTGTCCCTCCCTCGGCTGCTCGTTGTGGCTGCAGAGCGCGAAGAAGTCGCACGGGCGGCCGAACTCGAAGCAGGCGTCAGGGTTTCGCGGCCGCAGGCCCATCGAGCCGGCTAGCTCGAGCAGCTCCATCTGGTCGCCCAGGTCTGCGCGCAGCGCCTCGAAGTCCTGCGCGATGCGGTCGACGGTGCGACGCGCGAAGTAGTAGCCGGGCCGGTCGCCGATGTCCGCGGTCAGCCGCGCGCCGTAGAGCGCGATGCTCTCTCGGCCCTCCTCTAGCGGCCACTCCAGCATGCTCATGTCGAACAGCTCGTCGTAGTAGCGCGCAACGCCCTGCGCGAGCAGCTCCTTGTTCAAGCGCGCGAGATCCTTCTTCTCCAGGCGCTTCGGCTCGATCGTCGGCTTGCGCACGACGTCGTAGAGCACGAACGACGGCAGCTCTCCGAAGCGCTGCATGTAGGCCAGGGCGTAGATGCCGGTCTGCGGGTCCATGCGAAGGCGGTTCCAGTACTTCGCCTCCGGTTCGACGCTCTCGCCAGCTGTCTTTAGCTCGATGATTCCGCGTCGGCCGTCCTCGATCCGCACGACGGCATCGACCTTGCCGCGCAGCCGACGGCCGTTCAGCGTGACGTCGAACTTCCACTCGGAATCAACGACACGCAGCGGCTGACCCTGCCAGTGCCAGCTGTAGGCAGCGTAGAGGCGCCGCAGCTTCTCGGCCCAGAGCAGCGACGGTGCACGCGCGTTGATCGCGGCATAGCCGCCGTTGGCGTCGTCAATCCGCGCGGCGTGCTCATGCGCAGCGTGCCAGGTGTGGCCGACGCTGAGCGTTTCCGACGGTTCACCCGTGTCGGGTTCCAGCAGCCAGTTGTAGGCCAGGTCGTACTTCGTCAGGCAGAGCCGGCCGGTGCTCAGGCTGCTGTTGGTGTAGGTCTCTTCGATCATGGCTTTAGAACGGATCGTCGTCGCTGGTCTGCGGCGCCAGCTGCGGCGGCTGTTCGGGTGGCAGCTCTGGCACGAACACCGTCTTGCCGATGCCAGGCGATCCCCTGACGCAGGAGCGCGTATCGCCGAGCGGATCGGTCCCGGTCTGGGTGTAGGTTCCGTCCCACTGGATCTTGAATCCGTGGCGCTCTTCTAGGCGGCTCAGCTCCTCGCGGAACTTGCGGAAGCGTTCCAGATCCTCAACGTCGGTTGTGTCGCCGAGGATCTCCTTCGCCCGCAACGTCAGCGGCCAGTTCTCGGGGTCGGTCGCGGCGTCCCATTGGCTGTCGACGTACTCGCGCATCAGCTGGTACATAACTAGGCGTTCTTCGGGCGTCATAGATTCCTCTGCAGCAACCAGCTGGTCGGCGCCCCAGCAAGTGACGTAGGACTTGGCGATGCCGCCGTCGCCGTGGATCTCGATCATCTGGGGACCTAGCGCCGGCTGGCGCACTCGGGCCCGATGCCCGCGTCGATCGACTCCGGCACCGTCAGCTTCCGGTTGCACACGCAGCAGCGCGACTCGCGCTGCAGGCGGCAGCCCTCGCTGTAGGCGTTGCCCTTCTCACCGCGGACGGCTAGGTCGCACCAGATGGACAGCTTGCGCTCGAAGGCGCTCCAGCCGGTGGCCCAGTGGTAGCCGTCGATGGGTGCCTGGCCATCGAGAGGATCGCCGCGGAAGCGGCGCCAGACGTTGACCCGCTTGTTGGCGTCGTCCCAGAACGCGACGGCCGTGTAGTCGGTCTCGTTGCTGGGCCCCGTGAGCAGCGACAGGATTCGCTTGCCAGCAAGCTCCCCCTTGGTGCTGGTCCAGAGCTTGACGGTGAAGTGGCCGCGGGCTGGGTGGCTGACCGTGTAGGTGCCGTTGTGGACGTTCGGGGCGGCGGCCTGGATTGCCGCGATCGTCGCGGCGTCGAACTGGCGAGGCATTGGATTCCTTTCGAACGGCGCCGGCTTGATGTGGCGCTAGCGTTCAGGCCCAACCTTACCCGGCTGCCAGGGCCCAGGCTGTGATTTTGGGGCTTTCTAAAACAGAGGGCCCCCCGGGCAGCCGAGAGGCCCTTCCTTCCGGCCTGGCCGGGAAGATCCCCTACCTAGCCCGGCCTGTTCTTGGGCGCCACCACGGGCTCAACCGGCTCGGTGGGCGCCGGCGCCTTGCGCTGCACTTCGGCGGCAGCGTTGGCCTTCTTTTCCTCCTCGGTCAGCGGCCGCAGGCTGCGGGCCTTGCGTTGCGCGTCGCTCAAGTTATAGGGCCAGCGGCCAGCTTCCTCCGCAGCGTTGCGCGCGCGCCCTTCGGGCGTTGCGGCCTCGGTGTTGCGGTGCGCCTTCAGCTGCTCGGGCGTCATCGCCGCGCGCGCCTTGGCATCGGCCTCCTCGCCTGCGGTGCGCGTGGTGGACCTGTCGATGGGCGCGCAGCCGAAGCCCCAGGAGTCGAGGGCGCTCTTGACGTTGTTCGGAACGTCCTCCGTCGCGAGGATCGCGCACTTCAGGTACTGCTGTACGGGTGTGATCTGCTCGGGCATTGAGAGTTTCCTTCTAAGTGAACTGGGTCGAGTGAACGGATAGGCGGGGCTAGGCGAGCGCGCTGGCAGCCAGCGCCAGCGCGCCCTGGATCAGACCCAGGATGCGGTGGTCGGCCTTGTCTGCGTCCTCAGCAACTTCTAGACCGGCATGGATCGCGGTGCGGTTGCGCTCGGCGCGCAGAGCCTGGCTGAATCCAGGCTCATTGACGATCGTGGACAGGTGCAGAGCGCGCGCGCTCATGAACTCCGCGACCGAGTCGAGGCTCTCCTTCAGGTCGACGCCCGTTTCCTTGACAGCATCCGCTAGGAGTTGCTTGAACTGCTTCGTGGTGTCCATGGCTTAGAAGATTCCCTGCAGCTGCAGAATGATGGTGGTGAAGTCCTCCAGCTGCCCGCGCAGCGATGTCGCCACGCCCGGGCCTATCTCGCCATCGGCGAGCTTGTCCTCGACGCCGCGCGCCGCCCACGGCTGCAGCCCCAGCTCCCACGGCACTCCGCGCAGCCCCGCAAGGTCGCGCTGCTCGAGCGCATCCTCGAACCGGTCGCCCTCGGCGCGCAGTGCGCCGGCGGCGGCAGTGGTTAGGTCGCCATCCGCAACGCCGTCCGCGAGCCCGCGGTCAAAGTCCTCCTCGACGGCTGGCCAGGTCAGCGCAGCCGGCGGGAACAGCACCTGCGGCTTGACCTTCGCTGAAACGCAGGACGGCAGCAACAGCAACAGGGCAGCGATAGCGGCCGCCTGAAAGAGAACGAACCTGGCGACGGTTCTCATGGAGCGGGCTCCGGTGGTTGTGGTTTTGGGACTGGCTGGGGCAGGTCCTTCGGCGCGGTGCCGCCCTCGTCCGAGACGTCGTCGTCGCGCGTGTGCATGCCGATGTAGACCAGCGCCAGCCCGGCGATGGTGGTCAGCGAGGCGCGAAGAATCGAAATCAGGTCGTCGACGCCGATCCACGCTGACGTCACAAGACCGATACCGGCGGCTGTTCCGCCGTAGAAGGTCTTGTTGGACTGCCTGGCCATTGGGCCAGCTAGCTGTACCCGCAGCGCAGGCGCCAGGCAAGCGTCTACAGCAGCGGGTGGCTGCGGTAGCCGATCCGCCCGCCCGCGAGAACGCGGTGGGCGTAGGCCAGGATGGCGGCCTGGGCGGCGGCGCGCGGGATGCGCAGGGCAAGGGCGGGCAGCACTAGAGGCCCTCCTCGTCTTCGATGGCCATCGCATCAGCCATCAGGTCAGCATGCACCTGTTCCAGCGGGCGGCCAGTCAGCCGTGCCAGGTCGCGCTCATGGCGCCACCAGGCAGCCGCACGGGCGTTGTCCAGTCCGCCGGCTCGCCAGGCGGCCAGGCCGTGGGCCAGGAATTCGCGCAGCAGGCCAGCGTCCAGCTGGAGCTCGCCATTGCGGAGGGTCAGGCAATCCGTGTAGCGGAGGGCGTGCTTCATGCCGTTCTCTTCGGATCGGCTGCAGGGCAGGCCGAAGGAAATGCTTTCCTGCCCCTAGTTCCAGCGCTTCCGCTTCGACTGCTGGCCAAGGCGCAGCTTCATCTTGTCCAGCATGGCGACCGTCTCGCCCGTCTGCCGGGCCGCCCAGGCGTCGCTCTCTGCGCTCGTCGCGTCCCACTCCCCATCGACGACGCGCTGCGCCAGGTCGTTCCTGCCGCGATCTCGCAGCGCGCACACTAGCTCGACCTGCGGCAGCTCCAGCCCGCCCTCGTCGTAGTCGTCGAACCGGCCGAGTCGCGCCATGCTGGCCAGCACCGGCAGGCCCTCGCGCTCGAGCACGCGCCCCAGGCGCTCCTTCGTCGGAATCGCGGCCAGCCATGCCGCGCGCTCTTCGGCCGTCATGAGGCTCAGCTTGGCGTGCTCCAGAGCGGTGATGGGCAGCCAGTGCCTGCCGTCGTCGCCGTGCGGCAGCTGCTCGGTCAGTTCGTGCGGGTGCTCGGTGTTCATGGGGAGGGCGGTGTCCAGCTAGGGGTTGACATACTCGCGCGCAGCGTCACCGTCGGGCCGACGACGACCTGTCATTGGGTGACGGAACCATCCGAACGGTTCAGGGTTTTTCGCGGGATCCCAGCTCAGCGCAGCCGCGACCGCAGCTGCTGGCGTCTCGAATCACCAGAGGTCGTCAAACGAGCTGCTGTTCAACGCCCCCACGCCCAGGCGCATCTTTCCATAGCCGATCGGCACCAGCCAGCAACCGCGCCCGTCCGGCAGAATGCGGATCGGTTGCTCAAACACGTCAAACATGCGTGTCCTCCTCGCGCGCTCGTGCAGCTGCACGCACGGCTTGGTTCAACAGCGTCGGCCAGTCGTAGAGGCTGATGTCGTCGATGAAGGTCGCCAGGCGCAACGAGCCACGTTGCGTCAGCCCGTACTTCCCGAGGTCCCACTCGCTGGGCCACTCCGTCATGATCTTCCACGCGAGCGCCGGAGGCGCTCCGAGCGCCACCAGCATCAAGTAGGCGTCCGTGCCACGACCAGTCTCGATGCGCTGCGAAAGCAGCGAGCTGAAAGCTGTGAAGCCAGGATTGCAGCGCACGCGCGCGCGCAGGCCCGGGTTCTTCATCACCGACCAGTTGACGTTGCGCATCAGGCTCCCACCCTAACAAGGAGAGCGGCGCGCTATAGGCCGGCGCGCCGCTCTCGCAGGTCGGCGTCCCTCTCTAGTGCAGGAGGAACACGGGACGCCGGTGCTGCCATGCTACCCGAAGAGGCTCAGTCGACCTCTTTCCAGCCGTAGGCTGGATTTACGATCCAGCCGCTGCTGGTGCTGACGATGTCTCCCTTTTTGAACTTATGCACTTTCGTGTACTTGGCGCCTTCGCGGCCGCCACCGGGAGGCTGTGGCCCGTCCTCGCCTGGCATGATGGCAGTGCACCCATCGTCAGACTGGCACTGGAAGTCGCCGCTAATGCCGTCGAAGAAGAGTTGGTCGCCCCAGAACGGCAGCAGGCCAGCCATGGCTGCGTTGTCGATTGCCGCTGCAGCAACGACGTCTCTGTCGTTGCTGGCCAGCTGCGCATTGTCGCCGCGAGCTACCGAAGCCATGCCCAGCACGGCGCCGAGCATCAGCCACAGCACGGCATGGAATGCGCGTCGCGGAAAGACTAGTCGCCAGGCTGTGCGCTCGCGCTCGCGCTCGAGCCGCCTGATCAGCGCAGGATCGTCATAGACAGAGCTGTAGTTGTTCATGTCGATTTCCTTGTCTGGTTGGTTCGAACCCAGGAAGCCCCAACCTGCCCGGCTATGGCGTGGCTAGCAAGCCCCAATGTCGGGACTGGACCGCCATGGCCCGCAATGCCCCGGTCTCAGGCCCAAGAGGGCCTGAAAGCGAACGCGGGCGCAAGGCCAGCCGCCCCACGCCCGCTCGCCGTCTCCAGGCTGCAGCCCCTAGACCGCAGCCTGGCAGATTCTAGCCCTGCTTGTAGCCCTCGGACACCTTCGCGAGCGCCTGCCCGGTGGGGCCGTAGATCAGAAGGTTGCCGGTGCAGTTGCGGAACTCGACGGGTCGCTTCAGGTCGTAGATGGAAATCCCACGTCCGTTTTCGCCCGACTTGGCCACGAAATTGACCGTGTCGAAGACCGTCGGCCCGCAGGGCGTCGCCTGGGAAGCGGTAAAGGGCGCAGCGAAGGCCGTGTCAGCCTCGATGCGCACCGCTTCTTGGATCAGCTCGCCGAAGCTGAACGAGCTGCGGCGGATGGTCGTGCCGTGGTTCCTGCCGATGAGCAGACCGCCGTTCGAAAGCGGCTGCATGGAGTCGTCGAGTGTGAAGTCCTCGACGAGAACGTGCCCTAAGTGATTCGACCAGGTGTTGTGCTGCTCGTCGGGACCGCGCTGCCAGGAGAAGAACTTCAGACATTGTGACCGGCGGTCACCTTTGCCGGTCTCGCTCGCGTGGTTGATCGCCAGGCCGCCCTTGAGCCAGATCAGGCCAGCCTCGCCCATGTCGGCCACGGTCAGGCCATCGCGCTCGCGCGAGCACTGCTGCCACGACTGAGAGGCCGAGTTGAGGAACAGCACGTTCTCGACGTACAGCGCGACGCGCAGCCATTCCTCAGTGGTCAGCGTCGCGCCAGCGAGCGCGCGCTGGTACACGGCCGCGTTCTGTTCGCGCGTGAAGCCGTTCGTGACCAGCTCGCCATAGATGTCGTGCTCGTTGTAGCCGTCTTGGAACGTGACGTTGATCAGCCGGTTGTTCCGACGGGCACGGTGGACGCGCGCGCCCCACTTCTTGACCTTCTTCACCACGCTGTCGCGCAGCGTGAAGTTGTCGATCGTGTCGTGGCCACCGGAGGCGATGCCGAGTTCGGTCTGCATTCCGGTGTCGCCCAGGCCGTAGAAGCTGACGACCTTGATGGCGTTGCCAGTTTTCCAGTCAGGAATGATGTCGTAGTGACTCCCGTCCTTCGTTGGCCTGCCAGCTCCCTCGTTGGGGTCGTAGGTCCAGTCGAGAAGGTCGATGCTGTCTGGACAGCCGAAGTCATTCGGTGACGGAGGGGGCGGCGGCGGCGGCGGGACGTCAGGAATCGTCGAGTACTCAAGCACGCCGCGCGCAACCATTGCATTGCCCAGCCGCTGGTGGTCGGCGCGCACTTTGTCGTGCATGGTCGCCAGGTACAAATCTGCCTTCTGCTTATCGGCGATCGGCGTTGTCTCTGGCATTGCCATCCGATCCTGCAGCCCCGTGCCCAGCGCGGCGAGGTGCTTCGTTTCGTTGGCGTGCTCAGTCGCGATAACCAGGTTGAGCTCGGGAATCGTCGCCATGGGGTGCCTTCCTCTAGGCCTTCGGAGATTGGGACGCGCGCATCCTCGTCCTGCCCCCGACCCCAGGTCAAGTCCGCGACACGATCAGCCTGCGCCAGCGATCCGGTCGCGCCGCAGCTGGACGTTCCTGCGCCCCATCTCCTCGAGCCGACCATCGGTCTTGCGCAGCTGCAACGCCGAACCCTTGCTGACCACGGCTTTGACTGAGCGCCCGAGCTGACAGGCAATGTCGTGGTTGGGCGTCGTCGGATACAGCTGACGCAGCTTCGCCAGATCCTCGTACGTCCATCGTGGCATCTTCCGCGCGCCCGGGAAGTGCCGCTTGTCCTTTGCCAGGGCCAGCTCGGCGGCCTTGGCGGACACGTCTTCCACGCTGCGCCTGAGCGCGCGAGCCACGCGCGCATCGGTGCGGCTGCCGTAAATGCGCTGCAGCTTCCGCAGCTCGTCCAGGGTCCAGGCGGTCATGCCGCCTAGTATGCCACTTCTTTCGTCAGCTGGCATTGCCGGCGGGCCAGGGGATCGGCTCGGGCCAGATGTCGTACTCCCGCATGTCTCCACCGCGGCGCCGCCCCCCGCCGATGAACGTAAACCAGTGGGCGTCGCGACGCACGACCTGATGGACGGGCTGGCCCGCGATGTGGTGGCGGATCCAGAACCGGGGCACCTTGCCCTAGCGCCGAAAGCACCGAGACGGCCACTCGCCTTAGGTAGCTGAGGGGCATGAGGAGTGCCCCGCACGCGTATCCGGCCTGCCACTCCAGCCAGTCGACCTCCGATGCCTCAAGCATGCGGTCGCGGTGACAACTCATGCGGTCCCCCGGGGCGACCTTAAACAGGCTGGGTGTCCGAACCATCTGATAGAGGTGTCCATGGAAGTGGACGTGCCCATATTCGTGCGTAAGTGTAGTTCGATAGCGGTTCTCGAGAGAGTGATTCTCTGCGAGTCTCCTCGAGATCTCGACCCGCGGCTTCGTACCAGTGAAGAAGTAGGTAACTCCGTCGACCTCGGGCCCCTCCGCAGAAAGGTCCGCATAGACGTCGAGGTCTTCGACGTCGCGCTCTAGAAGCTTCAACAAGTCGTCGGTGGCGACGGGAAAGGCAACGTTGCCATGCTGCTGCGACAGAAAGTCACTGATGACCCGTTCGCACTCACTATCGAGCTCGCCTTGCTCGTAGTAGGGACGTCGCTCAAATCGGCCAGTGTTGTCGCGCAAGTATTTTATGACCGAGTCTTCCCCTTAGAATCCGCGGCTCTCCTGAAAGCGCGCCATGCATTCTTAACGCGTTTTTCGTCAAGGCGAGAGACCCTCTCTCTAACGTCTGCTGGCATCTCTCCAGCAACTGAGCATAGGTACTCGAGATCGACGCCAAGCACGATGGCGAGTTGCTTCAACAAAGACTCAGAAGGTGGATTACGACGGTCGTGTTCAAGGTCGTTGAGGTATTGAGGAGAAATCTGCTCGCCATCCTCCTTGAGGATCTTGGCCGCAAGCTCCTTCTGGCTAAGGTGCGCTCGCTTGCGATGCTCCGCTATAAAGGCGCCGAAGGTCTTCGCAGTCATTATTGTGGGTCTTCTCCGTGTACGCAGATCTGCGGAAAAGCGTAACTGTTCCCCCGCAAGCTCGCAAGGAGGTCCGGCCTCAGAGCTGAAACGTGATGGTCATCTCCCAGGCACTAGATTGCGCTGCCGCCCGGAAACGCGAAGCTGCATGCCTGCGCAAGTTCAACCTGTGTGAGGAGTCATGGGCCTTCATCCCTCATCGGCCGGCTGAGGCGATCCCAGAGACGTAGTCAGAACTGGAAGGATCGGGAGTCCAGCTACCGCTTCGACCATTCGGTCATCCTGAACCCGAACATAGTGCCTGGCGGTCGTCGCGTAGCTGGCATGCCCCAGGATCCGCTGGGCGATTGCCTGAGGCACGGCTAGCTCTGCCAGCATCGAGGCCGTGGTGGCCCGCAAGGCATGGAAGTCCACACGCCTGCCCAGTAGTAGCCGGGCTTCGTCGGCGGCTCGCGGGTCCAGTCCAGGCGCTTGGGCTCAGCGGGCAAGGGCAGCCTCCACCAGCGCATCGAGCATCAGATCGAAGCGTTCCATCGGGACAGCGCCCGCGTGCGGGATCAGAGCCAGGCGCAGGCGCTCCCGCAGCACGGCCGTGTCGTCCTCAACCTCCAGCCCGTCCACGAGCGGATCATCGAAGACGGACGTGTTGATGCGAGCGCTCCAGAACTTGTCCGCACCGCAGACGACCAGGGAGTCCAGCAGCGGCACTCCCAGCAGCGTTCCAGTCGCGCGCAGCCTGCGCGAGATCTCAACGTCCTCGAGGCTGCCCTCAGGGTCGCCACTAGGGTGATTGTGCGCGACGAGGATCGCTGCCGCCCCCATCCGCAGCGCAGGCCCGAAGACCTCGCGCGGATGCACGAGTGCGGTCGTCAGCGTTCCGCGCGACACCTCGACGTAGCCAGTAACCCGGTGCTTGCCGTCCAGCAGCAGCACGACGAACACCTCCTGCGGCTCGTGTGCCAGCAGTGGCGCCAGCATGGCCGCGACACGCTCAGGGGTGCGCAGGATCGCACCAGCCAGAGCCGGTGCCTCACACACGACCTCGACCAGGCGCGACGCGACGCGGCGCACCATCTGGCCAGATTGCTCGGTCGGCTCGTCATCGAGAAAGGCCTTCGTGTTCTCATCTGCTGTTGTCATGGTGCTACTCCGTGAAGCCCTGCCAGCTGCAGGGTGGTTGCGTCGAGTCTGCCCGGTGCGTCTCTGCGCCGAGCTGCTCGCACTGCCACCAGCCAGCCAGCGACGAATTGCGCCGCAGGCCGCGCCCGCACTGAGGACAGCGGCCGGTCTGGACGATCGCGCGCGTCGCGGCCTTCGCAACCGCGATCCTGGCTGCGACCTCTGCGCGCACGGCCTTGCGCGCGGCGCGCTCTTCGGGGGTCAGCTTCACGGCTTTAGGCGACCTCGTCGCGCTGCGCGTGGTCGAGCTCCGTCGCGGCCGCCAGCATCAGAGCGTTCAGTGGCAGGCTGAAGGCGCCGTTCGGGCGACCGGCCGTCGCGCGGAAGGACCAGGCAAGGCCCGCCGGCTGCGCGTCTGCGCGCATCAGAGCGGCCAGGGTCGCGGCGGGGGTCGCAGCGCCAGTGGCGCGCACCAGCTGGCCGGCGGCCAGGCGCAGCTCGGCGCCCGCGGTGCGCAGGATCCCGGTGGCACCAGCCTGCTCGAGCATGCCCAGTAGAGCGGTCAGCGGCAGCGAGGCAGAGGAGCCAGTCATGGTCGGGCGCAGGGTCAGGTGCGGTTGCATCTTCATGCCCTCCTCTTCGGCATCGCCAGAGGCAGGTCCGGAGGAAAAAGGTTCCATAGCTCTAGGCCAGCGCCGCTCACGGCCGTCCTCCAGGCCCGCGCTCGCGCGCCTGCGCCGCGCGGTACTCCTCGCTCATGTCGTGGCTCAGCAGCACGTAGCCCAGGCCGCTGACCAGCTGACGCCCAGCGTCGTCTGTGCCGACCAGGCGCCGGTGGTAGCTAGTCGAGTCGGTCATGCCGTCGAAACTCTTTCCCTCCCAGTTGTAGGCGATCTTGGAAACCTCGTCGTAGCTGGGGCCGTCGTGCCAGCGGATGGTCACCGAGCCGTAGCCGGTACCGCGCGACAGGCGCGTTGAGAAGACGGTTCCAGAGAAAGCCTTGCGCAGCTCCTTCTTGAGGAGCTTGGCTGACTCTGGCGCTGAAAGGCGAATCTCGTTGGTGTTGCTCATGTTGGTGTTGCTCATGTTTTCTCAGGCGCCATTTTCCACTCAGCGGCCGCCGCGCAGGCTGACCAGCATCAGGTGTTTTATGCTCAGCTGCAGGCCGCGCTTGCCGCGCCCGCCAGCGCGCACCATTAGGTTGCCGTCCCGCTCGTAGAACCAGCCCGCGTGGCGCTCGCTGTAGATCGTGCTGCGGCCGTAGGTCGTGACCTGCACGACCCCCCCGCCGCGCAGGTGCGCGTTCAGGGCGTCGGCCGTAGGCCGTTTGGGCTGGGGGCGCTGGGCTTCCATCAGCGCAGCTCGATCGGGTTCATGGCAAGGGTTTCCCGGTTGGTTGGGCAGGCCCTAGAGGCCCGCGGTGTGCAGCATCGCGGTCAGCTGGATCAGGCCGTAGCTGAGGACCAGCGCGAAGGAGCCAAGGGCAAGGGCCAGGGGGTGGCTGCGGAGGGTGTCGATTGCGATCTGCATACCTGACCTTTCGGCTCTGGCCCCGGGCCACCTGAAGGAACCCGAAGTGCTTTTGCGGGTTTCTAGCTGGGAACCTTACCCCACCATTGCCGGGCGGCTAGGCTTTCCGCGGCCCGCCCTGGGCCCCTTGGGCGGCCTCAGCCGCTAACTGAGGCCGCTGGCCTGGGCTTCCGTGCAGGCAGCTCCCGGGGCTATCGCGGGGGGTTCATCCCCAGGGCGGGCCGCTCTCCCCTGCAGCCAGGTAAGCTCCCCCCAGCGGCCCGCCCCTAGGCCGCCAGCTTCCCGAGGGAATCGGCCCTCCAAGGCATCGGCTGACCACGGGAGCTGGCAACCAGGCATGTCTTGCTAGGGGCGGGCCGCACTGCCTCTGCGCTGCCCAAGGCTCGCGTCGCACGGGCTAGGGCCTAATCGCTCGGCCGACTGCAGCTGCGCCAGCAGGCGCAGGCGGACGCCTCCAGCAGGGCGCCAACAGAAGCGGGCCTCCCCCCCCCAGGGCAGGGAAGAGGGAGGCCCGCATGGCGAGGCGGCGCTCAGCGCCGGGGCACTACTCGGGCTCAGGCTCGGGCTCAGGCGCGCCCACGGTGAAGACAGCGGAACCGGGCTCGCCCAGGACCACGGTCACCTCGAGGCTGTCCGGGCTGCCAGGCAGGTGCGTGCCATCGGGCTTTTGCACGCTGGCGTCGATGCGCGCCGTGCCGATGCCGTCCGTCGACAAGTCGGCGTTCAGGCCGTCCGGACGAACGACGACGCCCACGATGGCGGGATCGGTAGAGGCAAAGCTGATCACGAAGCCAGGCGGGACCTCGGTGTACGGTTCACCGCCGGCATCGAGGATTGTCCAGCCGATGGCGAGCTTCTGGTCGCTGACGAGTTGTACGGGCTGAGCCATTTGTCTTTATTCCTGGGTCGGGGTTCCGACGTTGAAGATTGCTTGGGAAGGCGTCCGCGCGCTTGCGGCCAGCGACTCCAGCGCTTTGGCAATGCGCTCGAGGAGCGCGAGCAGCTGCTGGAGTGTTTCCAGTTCGCCCGGCTCGACGACGACGTTGAAAGGGATGTCGAGCTTCATGGCAAACAATGTATCACGCGCATCCCGCTAGCCAAGACTGTCGATTCCTACAGCAGGCAAGGGCAGACCCGGACTGCTGCAGTTAGGCGAATGCAGAACGCGAGCCTCCGGCCTAGGGAGGTGACCGGAGGCCCGCCAGGCCACCGGGCGTCAGGGAGGAAGCCCGTCTGCGCCCAGAAGCCGTACCACCTAGCCTTCAAGAAAGGCCACGATGAGAGCAACTGCCGACAGCAGCAGTGGCAGGATCAGGAACAGCAATCGCTGCGACGAGCTGGAGCCGCCCGAACGGCCATCGAGGATGTCCAGCCGCGTGCTCACCTTTTCGCGCCAGCTGCGTTCTTCCTTGACATAGCCTTCGTAGACCTCGCGGCCGATGTATGTTGCCTGAGCCTGCACCTGCTGGGCGTGCGCGTGGTTCAGCTCTTCGAGCCGTCGCGAGTACTCCATTGCCTGCAGAGCGATGGCGCGTTCTAAAGCGAGCAGTCGCTGTTCCAAAACTACAACTCGCTCGCGTTCGTGAACGTTCGGATCGGACATGTCTCGCCTTCGCTTCTAGACGAACAGGACAGCGTACGCTTCTAGCACAGCTGAGACTTCCATGCTCAGCAGCTTCAGCGCACCAACGTCCGTGCTGGCGTGGCGCACTTCGATCGTATCGCCATTGTTCAGCGCTGCCGCCAGAATGGTTCCGGTTGTCAAGCCAGCCGCGATTAGCGTGCTCCATGCCCCGCCGTTGATCCGGCGCTCGACAGCGCCGAGCGTGAACGCCGAGGAGAGCGTGAAATCGTGGTCCTGCGTGTCATCGACAACAACGAAGTCGAAGCTGTCCTCGTTGGTGTCCATGGCGCCGAAGTTGAACGCGCCGCTCAGCGCCGTGGCCGTCGTGAAGCTCCAGATCAGATCGGTGAACGACGGCAGCACTGTCCCATCGAATGTGTGCCGCGAGCGCAGCGCCAGCGCGAGGGTTGTGGGAATCACACCATCGGTCGCCTTCAGGATCTCCAACCGCGGCAGGATACCGTTGTCGACGGCCAGCAAGTCCTGGGTGAACAGAAGCACGGGCGTCCCCAGCGGGTCGTCGATGACGTCCACCTCGTGCGTCGTCGTGTTGGCCGCAGGGTAATCGGGGAACAGAACCGCCGCATCGGTCTCCAGCGCTTGGATCTCATCTGCTGTGCGGAAGTCGCGCCGGATGAACTCCAACAGGATGCCATCGCCCTCGCCCGTGCCCGTGCCCTCGAGGCTGACCGACGTGGCGTCGAAGCGCGTGCCGTTCAGCGACAACTCTGCTGGCGCATAGGGGCGCCGCGTGCGGCTCGACATAGCAAGCGCGATCTGCGTCGCCGCCGCCTCCAGCACGACGTCGGTCACCGAACGGGGAAGCAGTTTGACGTGCACGTTGTCGCCCAGCGGCAGCGCCGTGTCCGAGATCCCAGCGCCAACGAACAGCAGCCATACCGAATCGCCAGCTGCGTGAGCGGCCTGCACCGTGTCCATGATTCCGCGGTAGACGCCGTTCAGCTGCACGTTGGCGCCGCTGGTCTGCGCTGACGTCACCAGCATGAACTCGCCGCCGGCGCTATCGCCAACGAAGATCAGCGTCAGCAGGTTAGTTCCCAAGTCGACGATGTCCGTCACGTCCGGGAACAGCGTCTCGAGCGCAGTCTGCGTGTCAGGCGTCGGCGCGAGGGGCAGCGTCGACAACGGAACGGCTGAGCCGACCGGCAGCGTGCTGAGCAGCTCGCCAATGCGCGTGAAGGCAAAAACCTCACCGATCTCTGTGAACGTCCCGGCCGGAACCCCGGGCGCGTGGCGCTCGGTGATCAGGAAGCTGACCTCGACGCCCTGGGCGCGCGCCGAGGCGTAGATCTTGTCCACATAGGGTGCCGCAGGGTTGACCCGAACGGTCAGGCCGCGCGGCGCCTCGAACGCCAGCTGCTCGTCAGCCGGGAATGGCTGCAAGTCGTCCTGTGGGGGCGTCCAGCCGGTCGGCGGCGGCGCGCCGAAGGAGCCCGCAGCCGCGTAGAAGACGTCCTGAACAACCTCCAGCAGGATGGTGCCGTCGACCAGCTCGCCCAGGTCCACGCTCTTGACCCGCACCGGCAGCTTGATGACCCCGATGTCCTCGTCGGTCAGCGCCAGCACGTCGCCCTTGCGCGTGCCGTACAGCGCGCGTGTGCATGCGATCTGACCGTTAGCCAGCGGGAAGGCCAGCGTGCGCAGGTCACGCCAGACCAGATCCTCGGCCAGCTGCGCGTTCTTCACCCCAGACAGGCGCGGCTGCTCAGGGACGCGGCTGCCGCCCTGGATCTGAACGTTCGCCATGTCCTGCGCGAAGGCGTAGGTCTGCTTGTACTCGTCGTCGCGGTCGAAGAACTCGCCGCGCACCTCGTTCTTGGTCTGCGGCCACAGCGCGCGCGTCCACGTCCTGATCTCCTTGATGTTCGTCGCGTTCAGCTCTGGCACAAGGTTGATGTCGTAGTCGGCGCGCGTTAGCTGCAGCTTCCACAGGCCGTCAGCCTGGTCGAGGTAGACCGTGCCGTCGATCTGCTCCTCCATGCGCCGCAGCGTCGTCGCGGCGTCCTCTGACGAGTCCAGCAGGAACGAGAACCCGTTGCCCTCGTCGAACAGGGTGATGCCAGCAGTCACGAAGCTGGCCGTGTCGACGTCGGCCGCCGGAATGGCCATGCCCTCGGCAGCGGTGATGAGCTCGTAGATGCAGCAGGCAGGGTTGGCGTCGGCGCCGTTGACGATGTGCCGGTTGGCAGTCAGGCCGATGGGGTTCGGCGTGCGGCGCAGCTCGAACTTCCAGGGCTTGATGCTCGTCGTGTTGCCGACGTAGGTCCGCTCGGTGAAGGGCGCCTGGTAGCAAATGCCGGTATAGGCGGGCGTCTGCCCGCCTATGTCCTGAAACGGCGCCAGGTAGGCCGAGGGGCTCTGCGTCGCGGTGCCAGCGAAGAACTCGAACGTCCCCACCACACCGCCCTGGCCCAGCTCGTCGCCGCCGAAGAGGCTCGGCTTGTTGATTGTGTAGGTGTCGCCGTGCTCGACCGAGCCGGTGAAGACCAGATCGTCGCCGATCCAGACGCGCGTCAGCTCGTCGATGGGGTCCTGTCCGATGCCGCGGCAGAAGGCCCACTGAACGCCCATGAAGTACTTGAACTGCCCAGTCGGCGTGTGGCTGAACAGGCCGTCGACGACGATCGCCTCGTTCTTCAGGTCTCCGTACCAGACGACGTTGGGGCCAGCGATGCGCGTCGTTCCCCACAAGATCGGGACTGGCCGACCCTCGGTCGCGGTCGGGAAGTTGAAGTCGCCGATGCCCGCAGGCTTCTGCGTCTCCGACTTCGGCTGCATCAGCTTGGACAGCACCAACGTCGCCGCCCAGAAGATGAACGTCATCCAGAATGCCATCGGCTATAGCCCCGTCTCGAAGGGGTTCTTCTTCGGCACGAAGGGGAAGCCTCCATAGTTCCCGCCGTTGTTGAACTTTGGGCATCCGTCAGCACTGGTGTCGTGCGCGCAGCCAGCCAGCACGTTGACCAGCGTCGGCATTGCGGTGAACGGCAGCAGCATATACAAGTCATCGCCGAACTGGTCGAGCACCATGCGAAAGTCGCCTGCGCCGATCGCCTCGATCATGCCGCCAATGAACCAGCCCGGCGTGAAGTCGGTCGAGAGCCCTGGCACCGTCAGCACGCGCCCGACCTGGGCGCTGACGCTATAGGCCGACGCCAGAAATGCAGGATCGGTCGGGCTGACCTTGCAGGTGTTGGGCTCGTAGTGGACATGGTTGCACGGGCCCTGATAGGTGAAGCTCGGCAACGCGTGATTGCCAGCGGCGAGCCGCGGCAGGCTGGTGATGACGGCCTCCTTTACGCCCCTGCGGTAGCTGACGGTCTGCACCTCGCCGTCGAAGATGGTCACAATCTCGGGCGTGCCGCCGTCCGTGCTGTGGAAGCGCCGCGCCAGCAGCAGCACGCGCTGGCCAGGCGGAACGTTGAGGAACAGCTGCGGTAGCGGGTGCGAGGCCGGCATACGCAGCTCGAATTCGGTGTCGTGCTTGTCGAGATCCTCATGCAGCTTGCCGCGCTCGATGGCGACTGGTTCGTAGTCCTCGACCCCGATCGAAACGCCTGCCTCGGTCGACGTCACGCGGTAGATCGCAGCGCCGACCGTGAACTTGAAGACCTCGACCGGCTGGCCAGACTCGACGCTGGTCTCGACGCTCTGGTAGGTCACTCGAACACCGCCACCACCGGCGTGGTCACCCTGGCGCTGTTGCCGTTCTGCTGAAACTGGATCCTGATCCTGTCGTCGTCGATGCGCACCTTCTCCACGAAGTCAATGCGCTCGACCTGCGCCGGCGTGAAGGTCGACGGCCAGGTCCCGTTGAGCGTCAGCGTCTCCTCGTTTGCTCCGACCTCGACCGATCCGAGCACCGTGCGCAGCAGCGCGGGCGCACCGGTGGTGAAAGCCACACGGATGACGTTCAGCGGCTGGCGTTGGCGAATAAAGCGCGTATAGCCGATGTTGGAAATCGTCAGCGCGGCCGAGGCCGACAACAGGTTCTGCGTCGGCACCAGATCCGGGCGGAAACGCGCCAGGTAGAACGAGATCTGCCGCCCGCGCAGCAGGTACATCAGCTGCCGCAGCTGCCAAACAGCCTGCCGACCCTGCGCGAAGAAGGTCTTCATGCTGCCGCGCTTGCTGCGGTCCCAGGCCGACGTGCGCTCAACCTGACCAGTGTCGCCGTCGATCACGACCACCTTGCGCGTGTAGCTCTGCGCGCTGGTTCCCTTGACAACGTTCGGGTCGTCCAGCAGCACCTTGCTGTTGAAGGTCGAGAAGGCCGCGCCGCTGGACAAGTCCAGCGCGTTATCCTCGATGTCGAAGCGCGAGCTCATCTCCTCGAGGCTGACCGGATGGCGCTCGCCCTGGATCACGTCGCTTGCACGCCCGATCTGCACCGGGAAGACCGACGTGCCGATGGGATAGACGTTGGCGATCGGGTTCTCGAATTCGATCGTCGTCGCCGTGATTGCCACGATCGTCTGCACGTCGAACAGCGTGCGGTCGATCAGCACCACCGCCAGCCCGCCAACGCGCAGGTCTACGAACGCCGTCGAGACGACGTTGATGATGAGGTCGCCAGGGCTGATGGCGACGGTCAGGAACATCTCGTCGAACCACAGCGGCAGCCCGAACGGCCGGTGCTGCCAGTCGAAGATGGCGGCCTCGACCGCCATGCGTTCCTCGCCCTCCTCGATCTTGTAGTCGTACAGGAACGCCTGGCGCGGATAGCGGCGCGGTGACGGGCGCAGCTCGCTGCCATCCTTGGCCTCCTGCACGTCAGTCAAAAAGCCCAGCTCCTCGACGAATGGCAGCTCAGGCCGCGGGAAGAACAGCACGATGCGCTGGATGTCGACCGGCACGAGGATGGTGCTGCCGTCGTCGAAGACGAACTCCATCTCGTCGTCAACGATCGGCTCGCCCTCCAGCGAGACCTGCAGCACCATCTGAATGCCGCCCAGCGGCGGAATCAGCACCGGCACACCGGGGAAGCCTGAGATCGTCGTGCCCGAGTCGGCGACCGGAACGAACGTCAGCCAGGTGATGTAGGCCTTGCGGTAGCCGTTGAAGACCTCGAAGGCGCCAGCCTGCGACGACAGCACGTTGCCGAACGAGAAGAAGCGTGGCACGACGTGCATGCGCTCGAAGAAGTCGATGCCGCTGGTCATGCTCAGCTGCTCCTCGCCGCTGAACGCCTGCTCAACCTCGTCGTCGACAACAGCCGGCGTGTGCACGCCCATCGTCGGGTCGACCTCGACCGCGAACGTGACGTGCGGCAGCGCCATGGGCATGGCGAACGCCACCGTCGCGCCGAACCGCTCGGCCTGCAGCCGGTAGTCGACCAGCACCCCAGAGAACGTCGCCACGGCCTACGCCGTTTCCTTGCGGTAGGCGATCCCAGAGAAGTAGGTGCGGTAGGCCACGTTGTCCGACGTTCGGATCCCCAGCGGCAGCATGACGTAGGTGTCGGCGCCCACCGTCACCTCCTCGCCAGCAGAGAAGTTGCGGATGTTGATCCCGCGCACGTCTGGCAGATAACCAAGCAAGTGCCGTCGCGTGGTGGCGACCGACTCGGCGTGCCAGATCGGGATCTTGTACATGGGGATCAGGCCCGTCAGCGACGAGCCATTGAACACGCCGAAGCTGCGCGCCACAGGCCCGCCGCGGTAGCCGCCGCGAATGCGCTCGCGCGCGATGCCTGCGGTGTCGAGCCCCGTCGAGACAGCCGTCGTCGTGCCACCGATGACGCCCCACTTCCCGGCGCCGGGCTGGCCGGTCAGCCCCTCGCAGTGCACGGTTGCCGCCATCGGCATGCCCGTGGCGGTGTAGAGCCCATCCAGCAGCGCCGACTCCGAGATGTCGATCGGGGTGTGGTTCGTCGAGCCGCCCATCATGTGGCCGTAGCAGTACTCGCCGCCGGTCCACGTCCCGACCTTCTCGATGTTGCCGAAGCCGAGGTGTCGGAAGGCGCCTGTGGCAAACTCAACCCCGACGTGCAGGTAGGCTGGCCCGCTGTCCTGCTCAAAGAAGTGGTAGGACAGGAACGGCCCGTTCCCGATGTCGCTGACGTGGCGCTCGTCGTCCAGCAGCGTCGTGACGTGCGACGTGGTCGCGTTGTATCCGTTGCCGCTGTCGTTCGGGTGCGTACCGGGCTGGTTGCCGCCGGTGTAGCCCAGCGCCTGGTGCATCGACATGGCCACCGGTGTGGCCACGGTCCAGCGCGCAGAGACGAAGACGTTGCCCTTGTGCAGCGCCCAGCTGCCGCCGGCGGTGTCGAGCTGGTCGCTTGTCCAGCCGTTGGCCCCCGCGAACGTGTGCAGCTGGGTCAGCAGGTCGGCGAGCGTGGTCGCGGTCCCCTTCTGGTACGCCACGTCTCAGTCCTCCCTCATCGCCAGGTAGCTGTAGGTCGCGGTTCGATTGCCGTTGTAGAACATGCGGTAGCGATTCGTCGCGGCGCTGACGATCTCGTCCTCCGCACTCTCACCATTCGCCTGGCTGACCCAAAACAGGCCGTCGACCTCACCCATCTGGACGTAGGCGTCTGGGTTGGCGGTGATGTCGCTGCGCAGCACGACGCACGGGAACAGCGGGATCTCGCCGCCATAGGACGGGTAGATGAACACGGCACCGGCGCCGTCAAGGAAGATGACGTCGTCCCAGTTGAAGCCGTTTCCCTCATCAATGATCCGGTCATCGACAACCAGCTGCGTCACGGTTGACGGCCCGAAGCCGGCAGGATAGAGCGTGTTGTCGTTCTGCCGCGTCGAAAGGTTGAGCGTCGTGTCAGTGGTGAAGTCGAAGTTGCGAACGCTGACCCAGCTGCCGTTGGGATCCCAGACGTACGCTGGCCCGCTGCCGCCTGTGCGGCCCAGCACCTCGCTAAGGCCCGAGACGATCCCCGACGTGTCCTGATACCAACCGGTCAGCCGGTTCGTGGCACCAGCGATGTAGAGCGGGTAGGGGAACTCGCTGGTGGTGCCGAGCTGGTTCAGGAAGCCCAGGTGCCATCCCATGTAGCGCGTCAGCGAGGCAGTGCGCGTCTTGGCATTGCCCATGAGGCGCCGCGGGGTCACGCTAACCCAGAAGTCCATGTCGAAGGCGTCGGTTGGCTTCAGAGGAACAAACGCCCCGACGTTCAGCGACGTGGTGATCGCGCCGCTGGCTTGCAGGCCAGGGCTGATGTCCGGCTGCTGGTGGAAAGGCAGCAGCGGGTTGTAGGTCGACATGCCGAACAGGGCCCAGTTGAAGGTGGTCGCGCTCGCGGCCGCGTTCGAGCCCTGCCAGGTTTTGATGCCAACCACGATCGCGTCCGTCGCGCCGTAGCCCTCGCCCTCGAGAATGACAACCTGGTCCAGCGAGGAGGAGAAAGCCCAGGTTACGTTCAGAGTTGCGCCAGTGCCGCCAGCGGGCGCCACCGTGGTGACCACGGGGTTCGTGGGGACCTCCTCGTACTTGCCAGCGCTCAGCAGGGTAACCGTAGCCACGGCCGAGCCGGATAGGGTCGCAACGGTGAACGTCGCCGCGCTGCCGCCGTCGCCTAGCACGCCACCAACCACCGTCAGCACATTGCCGACCGAGTAGCCCGTGCCGCCGGCGGCCACCGTGGCGCTGGCAGCAATCTGGCTGCGCCTGCGCAGGACCCAGCCAGTGAAGTCCATCGTCAGGTCCATGGTCGCGCCGGCACCGGTACCGCCTGTGACCGCGTTGCCGCTGAGCGTCGGATTGACCGTGTAGGCGCCGCCAGT